CAGCCGCTTGTGTGCAGTGATCGGCGCCCAACCTGGATTCCAGGGCACTGGCGACTCGTATCGCATAAGCCAAGCGCAAACCCACTCGGCTCGCTCTTGAAGTTCTTCAAACATCGCGTCCGCTTCAATTTCGGGGATGATGTCCTCGCAGTTTACTGCGAGTAGGCGACGATCGCTACCGTCAAGACCTGAAGAGTTAGCTAGAGCGATTGGGTATAGATCGTTGGAAGTGATATACCCGTTCATGAAATTCCGCTGCTGCTTCTGCTTGGAACCCTTGATATTGACCTGTCGTACGCCTTGAGCACGATCACGAAGATCTGAAAGGTTGAATGGGACGTAACTATGATTCTTCTTGAGCAGCTCGTACACTTCCGAGGTAGATTTACTCTTGGCCTCGTTCAACTCATAGAAGAGACATCCGTCCATCCAGTCTTCGTACTGACTGACATACTGCGGAACTGTAAGTTCCTGAACACGCTTGCCCCCTAACAGGGCTGACATAACTCGGCGGAAGTAAGACTTCCCGGTGCCGTTGTTCTCACTAACGAAAATCGGTATCCAGCCTAGCTTCGTAGTCGGATTGGTGACTGCTTGACTGAAGTAGTGCGCCAGTGCGTCTCTCAAAAGACGACCCTCAGTCTTGGGATTAGGTTGTCCGTCGATCTTGTCAGGTTCAACAATCTCACCCTGACTGACGCGGTCCAGATGCTGGATGAAGTACTTCGCCTTTTCAGCGATCTCTTCGTCGGAAATTGACGGGTCGGCTGCGATACGCTTACCTTCAGCATACTTCTCGGACGGATACCATTCGTTAAGTAGTAACTTCCCGTTAGGTGTTCGAATAAATGTGTCGTAGCCTGGGAGGAAATCCAGATCGATCGCCTTATTAGACTCCAAGGAGTTCAAGAACTTGGCGCTCGCAGAACCTGTCTTGTCGCCGTATCGAGCGTAAGTACGATCGAAGGCAGTAGGCGAAAGGATAACCTGTCGGTCTTCCAAGCTGAAGAAGCGGTCTTCCTGGGAAACGTACACCCATTCACGACTCACACGAGAGAAGCTGTCAACCTCTTCCGCTCGTTCCAGCTCTACAGCCGGGTCTACTCCACAGCCTTCTTCCCAATCACCCAAGTCCCAGCCGGGTGATACTGCTAGAGCATCCACCCGTACGATACGTACTTCACGAGGCGTATTGGTCAGCTTCTCAATGGCGAGCTGAAGCTTGCGCGCTGCTTCCTTGCCGGGTTCATCGTTGTCGGGCCAGATGACTATTTCACAGTCATCCCAGTATGTTCCGTCGGGCAGCCAGATCTCGTCGGCACCCTTGACCCCGGAATAACCAAGGACCTTCCAGCGGTGGCCGAAGATCTCCTGGGCTTTGTCCTTGGCTTTTTCACCTTCAACGAAGAGAACACGGACCGTAGGACCGTCAGGAAGCTGCTCAAGTCCGTACGGAGGGACGAGCTTCTTCTGCCAGGACTTCTTACACCAGCCGCTTTCAGCGCGATAGGTGAGAGTGTAGACTTCCTTGTTGGTATTGCGAGAATCAACGCGGTACTTCCAACCGAGGAGACTGCCGTCGGTGTCCAGGTACTTCCAGTAAGACTTGATTATCCCGCGATCTTTGCGAAGTGCGTCAGCCTCTAGAACAAATTCCCACTCCTGGGCGTCTTCAGGGATCGGGAATACTAGAGGATCACCTTCGCTATCACTCAACGCCTTCTTGGCATCGGCTTTTACTAGATACTTCTCTTTGACGAGAAAATCAACTGCCTGAGCGACACTGCACTTCATAGTTTCGCTGACGAAACCTACCAAGCCGTGACGTGAATCGTTAGCGGCCCAATCGCCCCAATTACCGTTCTGAAGATTGTAGTCAAAACTCCCGCCAGCGCCCCCATCAATAGAGGCAAGCTTGAAGCGGTTGGAGTCTATACGACCCTCAGGGCGTAAACGGGTGAGAACTTCTTCGGTCTTCTTGCGGTTTTCGCAAAAGAACTTGTTGATTCCTGGTACGTCTAGTGAGGATTTCAAATTTTCGGCGAACAGAATCTCAGCCATGGATCCTCCGGCTTCATAGGGTCGGTGTAGTTGTAGCTTCTCGGGTATAGCCCAACCAGCGCCGGGGGACAAGTTAAACCTAAGCGATTGTATTTGCTGCTTTACCCTAGAGCCCTTTGCAGGCACAAGGGCCTAAGTGGCACAATGCCCTAGCGCCAAAGGAAACGCTGATGTTAAACGTGGTAAAGAATGTCCCTCGCCCGCAGGTGACTACGAAGAGTCACTCTACGGCGACGAAGTACCCCTTCCCCGGTATGGCCGTGGACGACTCCTTCTTCGTACCCAAATCGCAGATGTTTGAAGGTGAGACTCCTGAGAAGTTCCGCTCGCGCATTCGCAAAGCGGCGGCGAACTACGCTCGTCGTCAAGAAGGTGAACGTCCCGGCTACACTGTCGAGCTGATGACTGCCCGCGATGACGGCAGCAACTCCGAAGTGGTCTACGACGAAGGCGACGTCGGCGTATGGCGCGATAAATAAGTCGTACACTCGGGAGAATAGACTATGTCGTGGGCAGTAATATGGCAGATGAATGATCCCTATCTAGGGAATGAAAAGGTAATCGCCCATCCAGAGGTGATCGATTCCACAGATACACGAGAGCAGGCCATGACGGAAGGGCGTCAGACTCTACTGGAATTGGCTGAAGAAGGTTACGGCGACCAGTTCAAAGTCGTAGCTGTGGTGGAAATGAGAGAAGATATGGTTGATCCCCTGAGGGAACTGCCGATTATCCCAGCTGGCGATCTCATCTTTGTCTCAGTAGAAAATCAGCCTTTCTGGCGCTCGCAACCGTGGTGGAACAACTAGCGGTTGCCTCCTGAACTATCTCCTGTTAGAGTCGACTACTCAGCTCTAACAGGAGATTCCGGTGATAGATTCTCGTACCGTTCAGACATTTCTGACTCGAAAAGGTTCCTATACCGGAAAGATTGACGGGCTGTTGGGGGTCCAGAGCTACACTTCAATGAGGATCTGTCTCAAGAACTCTGGAGTCGATGCGTCCACTTGGACCCCTCAACGAATTCGCATCGCTGTTGAACAGTTGATGATGACTTCTGCCAATATTGAAGTCGGAAAGATCGATGGGATCGCTGGTCCTCGCTATGACTACGGTCTAGAGCTGTATCAAAACTACTTGCGAGACATAGACCCTTCAGAACCTGCTATTTCTCACCAGCCGCCCATCTGGCCTCGTCAGAAAGACATCCAGAAGTTCTATGGATCTCCTGGAGAAAACCAAGTTCTTCTAGTCACGCCCTATCCTCTATATCTGGACTGGGAACTCAGTACTAAAATTCAGAGGTTTTCTATCCATGAAAAGTGCCATGACAGTGCAAAGCGAGTCATGGAGCGTGTAGCGGACTACTACGGGCTGGAACGGATCCATGAATTAGGGCTGGATCAATTCGGCGGCTGTCTCAACGTTCGTAAGATGCGTGGTGGTTCCGCCATGTCTATGCACTCGTGGGGAATCGCAATTGACTGGGATGCTAATCGCAATACTCTACGTATGAACAGCTCGCAGGCATCTCTTGCGAAGGCCCCGTCAGCAAAGTTCCTAGACCTGTGGGAAGAAGAGGGTTGGATCTCTCTAGGTCGTGAACGTAACTTCGACTGGATGCACGTTCAGGCGGCACGACTCTAATGCAGAAGCTCCGTTCGTATATCGTCGCAGAACTCTGGAAAAACGAAGACGGCTCGATCGGCTATCAGATGAAGTCAGAGCTGGGGGAGTGGGATCAGACGGAAGCCCTCGATCTCCTGTACGACGTGACCGACGACATGTCCGCCAAGGCCATAGGAGAGAAATCTTTAGTGGCCGTGAGACTCCACGAGTCTGGAACTGTAGACACCCGCTGGGACCGAGAGTGGGACTTTTCGGAGTTGCCTCTCTACATAGCCATGCGAAAAAATCTACGAGGCGCTCTAGACACTATTGTCTATGGTTCTCCCCGCAAGACCGGTAAGTGGATCACTTTCTGGTGGACCATGAGCTGGATCGTCCACAAATCTGCGGACCACTTTAAGAGCCGTACCAACGCGGCCCCGGTGCCAAGCGGTGCCACTACCGGCCAGCTAAACGACACGCTCTCAGACCCTTCTGAGGGTGCCCGAAACAGTTCCGCAGGGCGTAAAAGCAACGTGGTGCCCTTGCGCCCGCTCAAATAAGGCGAATAAATATGTTAAGAATTGATTATCCAGAAGGGGTCATCGAGAAAGTTCGATTGATCGAGCAGGTTGCTAAGACCTACGGCACAGGTCGCCACGATGCAGCCTTAGATATCTGTGGTTTGACTTTTAATTACTTGCGACTAGTAGGAACTCGTAATAAACAGCCTAGTAATCGCACTCTGATGAATCTCGGCTATGAAGTTTTTCTCAAGGATGTGGCTACAGGTGAGATCATCCCCGTACCCATGGAGGTCTTATGCGACTGGAATACTCAGAACCCAAGAATGAATCCGACTTCTATCAGAATCTCAAAAGACGCACTGAGGGAGAAGCTTTCTATGAACGAATTGAACCCTCCAACGAAAGTGGTTTCCCCGATATTCACTTCGTCTGGCGAGATAATGTCCCATCCAGCGGAATAGCTGAGGGAACGATTGAGCTGAAGTACGAAAGACGTAAGTCTCTAGATCTTAAGACTCTAGTTAACGGAAACCAAAAGAGTGCTCTCATAGAATACTATCAGGCTGGTGGCAGGAGAAGGTATGCGCTATGTTACCATGCAAGGCTAGTGTACATCTGGAACACCCAGGATTTCTACAACACAATCCTCGGGAAACCGAAGTTCACTGACTTCATAAGTTTTGATCATCAGAAGCTAGTTCTGTGGTTACTATCGCATACTTAGGAGAACAAGGTGAAGAAGTTTGACGCAATGGCCTCAGCCAAGGTCTTCTCAGGTAAACCGGAGCAGACAGAGATCAACTTAGGTCTCATCAAGTATCCGGCACTAGTTTCTATCAAGTACGACGGCTGGCGCATGTTTGATGTCGGTGGCGAAGTACGGTGTCGATCATTAAAGCCGCCCAAGAACACCTTCACTCAACGCATGATGAAGGAACTCTATTCGGCCACACGAGGCTACGGCCTGATCGGCCTGGATGGTGAAGCAATTCGTGGCCCGATCATGGACATGAACGCCATGCAGAATTCCAGCAGTATGTTCAACAGCTACGATGTCGAGGACGATTTCACTTATCTGGTGTTTGACGCCTACGGTAATGCGGATCAACCTTTTGAAAGGAGACTAGCTCATGTCCAAGAAACCGTGGAGCGTTTGCGGTCTAACTTCCCTTGGGTTCAGTTTGTGGATCACCTTCCTATTCACGATAGGGATGCTCTTCTGGCTCATCTTTCTGAGATAGAAGCCCTTGGAGGAGAAGGCGTCATGGGTCGCAGTTACGACGGACCCTACAAGTTCGGCCGCTCCACCATGAAGGAAGGATTCCTCTGGGCGCTGAAGCCCTACGCCGATGACGAGGCCGAGATCATCGGCTTTGCGGACGAGCTGGAGAATCAGAATGAGCAGACGATCGACGAGCGCGGATACAGTAAGCGATCTGGCCACCAGGATAACTTGGTTCCTAAGGGAAGACTGGGTAAGTTTATCTGCCGATCGCCTAAGTTCCCTGAGACATTCTCCATCGGTGCCGGAATTGGACTTACGCACGAACTCCGTCAGCGAGTCTGGGACAATCAGCATCTATACCTTGGACGGCATATTACATACAAGTATCAAGCCGTCGGAGTGAAGGAACGGCCACGCCAGCCGAAGTTCATGGGCTTCCGGGCCGAGGAGGATATGGCGCTGATGACGGAGGATCGGTCGTGAAGGTCTCCATTTCAGTGGACATTCCACAGATCCGCAAAGAGTATGACCGATGTCTGAGTCTTTCAAGAAACCCTGAGAAAGCTCCAGAGCTCTACGGTCTAACCGGACCCGGTGAGGTCGGTGGTTACTACAGAGCCAGAGCTGAGGGAATCGGCTGGGTTTTAGACCAGATCTCTACATCGGGGAGAGGTTCATGATACGCGACCATAGAGGTCAGATCCCCAATTACGTCATCACAGACGACAAAGTCGTCCACCAGTGGACGGGACTCTCTGTAGATCTACCCAACCGATACGACAGGCGTAGAGTACGCCTAGCGATTAGCAAGCTCAAGAAATTAGTTGAAGGAACAAGTGATGCCCATCAGCATAAATGAAACGAAGACCTTTTGTGTGAAGTATGTCGTCAAGGGCGGCTTTCAGCCTGAAATGAAGCATGTAGACGCCCTAGGTCGTACTGATGCCGGCGACATGGTTCGGGCAGAGTTTCCAGGTTGTGAGATTCTAGACTGCTGGCAGACGCCTAAGACTCTGGGAGGCTTTCGTCTGACATGAGAATCTGCAACTTCCAGGGCGCTGTCCCTATCGGCGCACCCAAGGACTGGATCCCAGAGCTGGATGGTCCCTGCGGAGTTATATATGTCCAGCCTCATCTAGATGTCCAAACGGGACTGACGTGTCTCTACTCGGTCTATAAGCCGACTCCTGAAGACCTGGAGGCGCTAAATGCAGGTGGATGTCTACGACTAGGAGTAGTGACCCAGAAACACCCGGTTATCAACATGGTTATTTTATTCAAGGAACGTTGCGACTCAATTGGGGTAGTACCGCTTGAAGATCTCGGAGGTCCAGAATGAATCGGAACCCGAAAGAGTTCTGCATCAACTGCGGACATCGCTACGGATTCGCTGACGAAGAGTGTAATAACTGCGGTTTTGAACCGATTGGAATACACTCGGATGCTCAGGAAGCGGCCGAGAAAGAATGGGAAGCACAGCAGGACGCTGATGACGGCGGCTAGACTAATCGGAGCTTGGCAGTTGATTACGCGGCGCGTATAGTGGCCTTACCAACACAAGGTAGGAGTCTCCCCAATGCTTAAGTTTGAAGAACTCGTCGGCCAGGAAGCAACTTTCAGGTTTCCCGGAGAAGAACCCGTTGCAGACCGGATGTGGGCTACTGATCGGATGAACAACGCTCTTGACGATGAAGACATTGATCGGGCAAATGTAAAATGGATTCAAACCGACATGCTCCATGCTCTTCAATTCATCATAGCGATGAAGATGAAGGTCGAGGATCTCGAATACCTTCGTGCAAATACCGAGCCGCTAGCTAGACCACTGATTATCGTCAACATGGAAGACGGTAGCGGAGACGTCATGGTCGACGGATACAAGCGTTACGTCGTGCTGGACGCGCTGAATATGCCCATCGCCCCGATTTGGTATGTGACCGAACAATGGGCACGTAACTTCGAGATCGAGAACCCTCCAGCGGTGGAAATCCAGCCCGATCTGGTCGGTAGAGCTTCGGACCCAGCGTGATGAAAGACGGATACTATCGCTTCACTAGCGAACGAGCTAGCTTCAAGATGATCGCGCAGCTTTCTGGTGGGCGATGGTATCTGATTAATCAAGTGGGTCCGGTCACGATGATAGAGATCAACAGCCGTGGCTGGACCCTGGATTCTAAGGTCGGAAAGATGAAGATATGATCCGGACTAGTTTTATTATCTCAGCCCTTGCAGTTGGACTACTGTGGCACTATCCTACAAGTGCGCAGGAAAGGACGACGCTTCGTAGGGAATGTACCGCCAGTCGGTGTGTCTACTACGAGGGTTCTCGTCGTGTCTTCTCTGAGGAGCGCGAACACAACACTGAGCGTACCATTATTCGGGATTCCCGAGGTACGATTCGGGCCAAGGTAAGGGAAAGAGACAATGGAACTGTCGAAGTTACGAGAACTCGTCCAGGATGGTAAAATATTTTCATGCACCTTTGTCAAACGAGGGGACGGCCAGTTACGCCACATGGTCGCGCGAACCGGCGTCCATAAGAATGCTGCCGATAGCGAACGGAATTGGGACCCCGACGATAAGGGCCTCCTCTGTGTCTACGACATGCAGAAACGAGGCTACCGTCATATCCCCATAGAAGGGATTCAGGTAATCACGGTGAGGAAGCAGACTATGAGGGTCCAGGGAGAACCGATGTGAGTGTCGTGTTTAAGATTATCGGGAGCGTGGCGTTTACTGCGTTTGTCGTAATGTTCGGTTCGATGGGTGTGGATTCGTATCGCATATGGAATCCGGATGGTCCACTTTCAGTGGGTGTGATAGCATACCTAGCTTTCCTAGGTGCTTCTCTTCTGGGAATGCTTGCCTTCATATGGACCACATGGGATTAAAAACGGAATTTGCTCTTTGAGCAGCCGTGCCCTATATAAAGGGTGCGGGTTGCCACGGCCCGTTCTACTGCTTGCCCCGGTAGGAAGCCCGTCTCACCTTCGGGAGAGGCGGGCTTTCTTACAACAGGAGGAATTTAGATGGATGAGTATCGGAAGATTGAGGGTAGAGGTACGATGGATTCGTACCGGACCCAACATGGCAGCATGTCTAAGACCCTTTACGGGGACAAGCGTCAGAAGGTTGAAGTCCACCGTATTCTGGAACTCCCTTCCGATTTACTTGAAGCCGCCAAATATCTGACTGATCTTTATGATAAGTATCCGAAGGCAAAGCTCGTCCACTACTGCATAGACTATGACAGCTACGAGGACGCCATCCGCACGGTGGAACCGGAAACCGATGAGGAATTCGGTGACCGCATCGCGAATGAGAAACTCTGGCTGGTGAACAAACAGAAGTACCAGAGTCAAGCTGAGGCGCGTGAGCAGGCGCTGAAAGAGATTGAGAAAATCAAAAGGAAACACGACCTGTGAAACTGCCCAAGGTATCTATTCGCACTGAGAACTATCTCGCCCAGCTCCATGCAGCGGGTCAGATGGAACGGGACTATTATCAGCAGCTCAAGGATAACGGCTGGGTCTGGGACGGACTTCAGTACACTCACCCGGATGCTCCGGGCGTCTCAATTATGCCAGGATAGGACTAGCATGACATCCGCAGCAGAAATACTCAAGAAGACTGATCGGGAGCTATTCCCGAAGGTAGAAGATATTCACGCGACGTTCCGCAAGCTAGCGGCGATCTGGCATCCCGATCGCAACCGTGATCCTCTGGCCGGGCAGGCGTTCGCACACATCAGTGAGCAGAAGGTGAAGGCTGAGGGGCGTGGTACGCGTCCAACTGTGGATTTCCCGCGTGCTAACGGTATGTTTCTCAGAATGGAGTATCTCCGACAGACAGATGCTAATGGGGTCAAGGTCTACTCCGGGCAAACTCGTATCGCCTATTTTGTACCGGATGCGTTGAAGCGTCAAGCTCACTCTGCGACAGTCCACAAATGGCGATACCTGAACGATAGCATGAAGAAAGAGATGGAGAGATTCCTGCCCGAGCGTGTTCGGCTTGAAACTTCTAATGATGGAAATCTCTTCATCTTCCCACGCAACGCTGACCAGATTCTCATGAGTGATCTCATCGCTCTGGACAAGGTTCCGCCGGATCACGTCACCTGGATGATCTCCAGACTGGTGAACATCTGCTGCTATCTGGAATGGGCGGGCGTATCGCACTGTGGTATCTCACCTGAGAACCTTCTGGTGTCGCTTGACCAGCACACGATTGCACTGGCTGGTCCACCGCTGTTCTTGACCAAGTTCGGTGAGAGGCCTAACTCCGTACCGCAACGCACCCTCAACGCGAATCAGTGGCTGAAGGAAAAGTCCACGAAAGCTGGTCCGCGTATTGATCTCGCACTTGTGCGAGAAACGGCATTTGACCTTCTGGGTGAGCGGAGCGCTGGACGCTTGCGCGGGAACCCAGACATCAAGCCGAGCATTATTAACTGGATTCTCACACCTCCGGGAAAGACAGCGGTTGCTGACTACCAGAGTTGGGAGATTGCAAGGGGCGATCGTAGGTTCGCTCATTATGGTAAGTCCGTCCGGGATATCTACGACCGGATATAGATAAAGGAATGATACTATGGGCGGTGGCTCTTGGGACTCTAGTGCTTGGTCCGGCTATTCGAAAGCACATACTGTCGGCAAGTCGCGTGCAGCTATCTTCACTTCGCGCGGCATAGCTGACGAACTCAATCCGTTGAAATTCACCAACGGCATTCGTGAATCGGTCGACAGTGCTGACAATCCGAACTCGACCCCTGTTATGATCTTCACCGACGTTACTGGCTCGATGGGAGAACTGGCTGAAATCGTGGTGAAGAACCTCGATGTCGTCTGTCAGTCGCTTCTCGATCGCAAGCCGGTGCCTGACGTCCACCTCATGACGGGTGCTATCGGCGACGCATACTATGATCGGGCGCCATTCCAGGCCACGCAGTTTGAAGCGGATATCCGCATTGCCGAACAGACGCAGAAGATCTACCTTGAAGGCGGTGGCGGCGGTAACGCTGGTGAATCGTATGCTATCGCGTGGCTGTTCGCCGGCATGATGACAACCAACGACAGCTTCTCCAAGCGAGGCAAGAAGGGTTATCTCTTCACCGTCGGTGACGAACCTGTCCTGGGCGTCACGGATGATGCGGGTGTTACCAAGGATCAGGCGAAGCAATTCCTCGGTCTGAATATCGAACGCGATCTGTCGGCGGCCGAATGTCTCGAGATGGCACGACGCGAATACAACGTGTATCACGTCGTCGTCAGCCGGTCCAGTCACTATCGTCCGGGTGTTGAGCGTACCTTCGGCAAGATAATGCCCGACAATCTGATCTGGCTCCAGGACGTCTCGGCTCTTAACGAAACGATCGTCTCGGTGATCGAGGTCAACGAAGGCAAGGACAAGGCGGCGGTCGCAGCCAGCTGGAGTGGCGACAAGTCGGTCGCCATTATGGATGCGATGCGTGACATTGTTCCAGGCGGAGGCGGTCAGTCGGCCGTGGTAGCACTTTAATCAACCCGACGGGGAGGCGCAAGTCTCCCCGTTTCTTTATCTGGGGAAGTGAAATGAGAGTAGCACAGGCAGTAATCGGTTCTCAGTATGGGGACGAAGGTAAGGGTCTTGTGGTGGACTATCTCACCGCGATGAAAGGCGGCGTTGATGTCACCGTAGTACGAGTGAACGGTGGCTGTCAGGCTGCCCACACGGTCGTCACCCCTGAGGGTGTGCGACATGTCTTCCGTCACTTCGGCTCAGGTACGCTGGCCGGAGCCAGTACCCATCTGTCCAAGCACATGATCTGTAACCCGATTATGTTCAACAAGGAGTGGGATGACCTGATCTCCAAGGGTGCTGAGCTAATCGTCAGCGTAGACCCGACTGCTACAGTGACGACGCCGTATGAGATGCTCATCAACCAAGCCGTTGAGGCAAAGCGTGGAGACGCTCGTCACGGCAGTTGTGGTCTAGGGATCAACGAGACTGTTGAACGTAATGACGTCGGCTGCTGGAATCTGACAGTTTCTGACCTAGACTTCCTCAGCATGGGTCACCTTCTGAATCTTCGTGACCAGTGGGTAGAGCATCGTCTGAGAGTTCTCGATCTCAGTATGGACGATAAGTTCGTCTCACATATTTACGACGCCGAAATCTTGGAACGGTTCCTGGAAGACGCCGCTACTTTCCGGTCGCGAGTCAAGATAGTCAGGGACGAAGACGTTCAGGGCAACATCATCTTTGAAGCGGCCCAAGGTCTCCAACTGGACCAGAAGTCCACGAACTTCCCGCACGTGACCCGGTCGAACACTGGCTTGAGAAACATGGCGAATCTGGCGAAGGACATGAAGCTGAATTTCATTGACGCTTACTACGTGACTCGCGCATACACCACGCGTCATGGCGCTGGCCCGATGTACGACGAGCGCGATATCAGCCAGTGGTTCGATGTGGAAGACGAAACCAACGTACCTAACGACTGGCAGGGGTCTATTCGATACGGCCTACTGGACCTGGAAGAACAGAGCAGGCAGGTAGCTCTAGATGTCGGTATAGCGATGATGCTCTACATGGCTCGTCCAAATCTCGTGATTACTTGTATGGATCAGGTCAAGGGTAGGATTCCGCAAGTAGGCCACGAACCTATGACCGAGGATGAGTTCATCACTCATACTATGGCGGTGATGATGTCGTACGGACCCACTAGGAACACGATGAAGATCATAGACCAGAACTGGAAGTTCCTGAATCCAGACGCTCACTGCAAGATCTGCATGGTATCTGAGGCCTGCTAACCGACCACATTCTAGCAAGGTCAAAATAAAGGGCGGCGGGTGTTTATGCCCGCCGCCCTTACTGATTTAAGCCTAAGCGTTTGTAAAATAGGCCCTATTTAGCCTATTCTCCGATGCCAAAGAGATCGGCCTGGACTTCTACGATCTCGCAGGAATTACCCACGCAGGCAAACTCACGAGTGCCAGTAACCGTGTCAATACCACGCTCGTAATGACCGAGATCTGTCCAGTTGACGTCGCTAGGATGAGTCACCATGAAGTGTTCATACTCTTCCTTGGTGATCGTCAGGTATGGTAGCATGTCCGCAGGATAGTCGCTGTCTCCGGCAAAGTGTGGGAGGAAGCTCATGCCTGCAAGAGAGTCAAAGTTCTTGTAGACCCAGCCGCCGACTTCAGGCCACTCGTGCTCCATCACGCTAATGGTGCAGGAGACAGCGTGTTCAGACCAGTGCTCGTTGTAACACTTGACGAGTTCCATGTGCTCAATGGCGGTCACGTCGTCACGAGTCTTGGTACTGGTCCCCAGCTTCACGGGGAAACTGAACACCGTCATGTCCTGGGGCTTGGACATATGCGGAATGTTCGGCACACCAGAGTCGGCCATGAACTGTGTGACCGGATCCTTATTATCCTGCGCCACGCGACGCAAGTAGTACGGAGCATGACCCTGATGAATACCACTGGAGGTGGATACCAACTGGCTGACAGTTCCGCTAGGCTTGACGGTTGTGATCGCAACGCTAGGATTGATACCAATGTTACGAGCTTCAATCCGGTTGGCTTTGATCGTGGTGGACTTAAACTTTGTCAGGGTGTTACCCAGCTTGTCCAGGCCGGAGTCGCCGCGCATATACGCATGATCGTAGATGCCAGTGAGGCTGACACCCAGCAGACGTTCTTCTTCAGCGTTAGCCTGCCACTCGGGTTCTACGAAGCGGAAGCTTGTCTGAGTGGATTGCCATGTACCGAGGATGCTCGCTAGGCGGGCCTTTTCTTCGATTTCCTTCAGGCTGTCCTTTTCACGAAGGACGACTTCCGTCAGATTGCAGAGACCACGGCTCCGGAGAATGATCTCGCCACAAGGGTTCGTTCCGAAATCATAGTGGTGATCACGTCGTCCCAAACGCTGGATCTTTTCAACTGCTCCATATCGATTGAAAATCCCGCGTTCGCCAGAGCGGCTCTTGTAAATAGAAAGCCATTCCTCCATGAACTGTCCAACTTCAGGCTTCTCAGTATAGGCGACCGAGTTGTTGGCAAGTTCAAGATAGGGCTTGGTGGAACGCCAGTCACCAGACTTAGCATCGCGCATCCGCTGGTCCGAGAGATTGGACAGGCTGATCTCAGCACTACGGCGAACCCCTCCAACCACAACGATCTCACCGATCTTGGTCACCAGTTCGTGGACTTCAAGGCTGGTCAGCTTGCGACCCTTTGCGCCTTGCATGATACGTATGGTAAATTCACACAAACTAACCAGTGGTGCGGGGCCGCTGGCACGGCCTCCGAACGTAATTAGGCGCTCACCAGCGGCCCTCACAAGGTGGGTGCGTACCACCGGCACCCTGCCCGCCCAAAGGTGTTCGATGAGCTCCGCATAGGCTTGTGCCCAGCCTCGTTTGGAGTCGGCCACAATAATCTCGTCAGCGGTCTTGGTAAACTCCGTCGGTACTTCTGGGAGCTGCTTGATGACCTGACGTTCAACCGAGAAGCCGACGCCAGTGCCGCACATGAGAATATACAGAGCTTCGGCGAGAGCACGAGGCCGGTCGATCTCGAGATACGCACAGTTGTAGATGGAGATATTTTCTCGGCGGGCTGCTTCGCCGGCAGTCATCAGCGCTCGCATTGAAGGCATAATGTGGAGGTTAGCTACCGCGTCAACCAACTCAGATCGTTGGGACTGGGAAACTTTATAGCCGGACTTCAGTTCCAGTTCTTCTTCAAAATAGTCAAAGTATCGAGTGATCGTTTCGTCCCAATTTTCTCGGCGACCTAGCTCGGGTAGAAATCGTGCGTACCTTGACTTATGAATGAATGACTGATAATCTGTTGGAAGTTGCGTTGGTATATTCGCCACGTTGCGCTCCAGTACCTAGGGTTAAGCCTTTACCCATAGGCGTTTGGAACCTCACTGGACAAGTTTTAAGCACCCACGAGAGGCCTCGCGCCCCGCTGCTTACCCCTGCTGCCGTAGTGGTTGATAGCCTGTGAGAAGGCATCTACAATGTCGTCCTTGACTCCGTTAGGGAAGGTTGCTAGCTCGTCGAGGAAGGTGGCCTTCCACGGAGCATTCTTCTTAAGCTGAACTCGACCAGCTTCTAGAGCAGGAACGGCCAACTCAAAGCGAAACTGCTTGTCACCGAGCTTCTGAGGTGCGATCGGGATGATATTCTGCCCGGAAAACCTCAGAACCTGAATGAGTGAAGTCCCGGTCCCCTTGTTTTCAATTAGTACGGCATGAGCTTCGTGCAGTTTGTTGAAAGCCGGAACTTCCTGCATTAGCGTGTGGAATTCGACCTGCTTACGATACATGTCCTTCAGGTAGAACTTACGATCCGTCAGACCCATAGAGAAAGCTAGGCCAACCGTGAAATCAGAGCGTTCATTGGCTGTACCAGCCGTATCCCAGGATACGAAGTTTAGATAATTCTGATCTGCTGGAAGGTTGACGAAGTCAGGGAACCATTCAGACTTAACTTCACCAGACTCAGCAGACCTAGGCTTCTGTTGGTACAGTGCATTCCATTCGTCTTCGGAACCATCCTGGAGCATGCCTCCCCGGATCTCCATGAGCTTCGGCACTGGATACATGGGGGGCCATAGAGCCTCTCCGAATTGACGACCTAGGGCCAACTCTAATTCGTTAGTCGGGTCTTCGCAAATCGCCGGGAAGCTGATGAGCTTAAAAGGTTCGATCTCACCCTTTTCTGACATCTTAAGAATCTGCCCGGTGAGATCATCCTCATGCCAACGAGTCGCAATAATGACAATGACTCCGCCTGGAAGTAGCCGTGGCACGACATCTGTGAAGTACCACTCGGAAATCTTCTTCCTTTCAGCAGCGGAGTAGGCGACCAGTTTAGACTTGTATGGATCGTCAATGAGAATGAGATTAGCTCGCCGTCCCACGACTGATCCCCCAACACCAGTTGAGAAGTATGTTCCACCTTCGGTAGTCTCCCATCGTGCCGCTGCGCGCTGATCTGGTGAGATCGTCACACCCTCAAAGAGCTGAGTGTAAAGCGGATTGTTTACAAGGTTCCGCACTTTACGACCGATGTCCTCGGCGAAAGGCTGAGTGTGCGAAGCTGCGATGATCTTGTCGGTCGGATGGTTACCGAGCCAGAAAGCTGGGAAGTTGTGCGAAGTATAGACGGACTTGGCATGTGCTGGAGGAGCAGCGATGATGATCCGCTTGTCTAGTCCACGAACTGCTCGGTCCAGTGCCCTACACATGATCTCGTGATGTGGGGCGGGCATATGAAGACCTTCAGTCACGTAAGGAACAAAATGCTCCATGTGAATCTTAGATTCTTCGCGGCGTATCAGCTCGTTGAGGATCTCCTGCTCGGTCATCAGAAGCTTTCAATCTCGGGTAGATCATCTTCAGGCTCGGGAAGCGCCTTGGGTTGAATTTGAGAAAGTCGGCGACGGAGTTCATCTGTACCGAGTTTCTTGACTTCTTTCCCAGACGCCTGATCTTCAACTACGATCTTTGGATCATATAGGCCAGCCGCACGACCCAGAGCAATTTCCGATGTCAGAGCCACCTTCAAATTGTCATCGTCTAGAGCTTTGTCGCGAATACCCTTCAGAGCTGAAAGATGTTCTTCAAGGGTGTAGATTCCGTTCAGCCTGTTGCGTATCGCGACGATCTTCTGCTTCACCAGTGGATGAGTCAGAAGATTGAGGTCGAAGTGTGAAGTCCCCAGGATATCGGCGATCCTAGAAGGGTCTTTTTCCGCACGAAAGAAAGCGTCAGCGATAACGTCTGCGTCATCGTGAGTGAGATTACTTGTGGAGAACTCTAAATAGCTCATAAGTCGCTTTCACATCTTCTTCGGCATCATGAGCGCCCTCAAAACCACGAGGGTCTACCAGAATCTTGTAGGCCTCCTGAAGAGAAGGCCACTTGAACTTTCCCGGAAACTTAGGATTCGGCAGCTTACAGATATCCGTGGCAGTCTGCATCGTGCAGAAGCTGGCCTTCTTGAGAGCATCGCCACGGCCACCCTCGCGGATGTTGGCGGTCAGCATCATCTTGATGTCGAATTGGATATTGTGGCCGACGATTAGATCAGCGTTCTTTGCGAACGAGTCCAGCATCTGGCAGGCTCTCCGACGACTGACCCCCATCTTACGAGTCATGTCGCGATCAATGCGGTGAGTCTCAAAAGCCGTCTGTGAGATCTCAGTATCAGCATGAACGAATACGCTGAACTTACTGTGGATCTTATCACGATCACAGAGATAAGCGCAGAGCTGGACCACGTCCGGCTGGTCCTCGTGAGCGGCTGGGAGATTGAAGTTGTAGAGACCTGTGGTTTCTGTGTCAAATAGGCAACAGAGCATAAAGTATATCCTTAGTATCCGGAATTCACTCTAGCCTGCCTAGCGGGCTTTGACAAGTGAAAAGGGCCGAGATTGCTCCCGGCCCTTAATTTAACTTGCGACCGAAGGGTTCAACCGTTGGTTGGTTCGTCACCCGTAGCTTCAGGTTCAGTAGGCTCTGCGGGAGCCTCTGGTTCTACTGGAGCTTCGGGCTCCGTAGGTACTTCAGGTTCATCCGGGGCCTGCGGGGTATTCGCAACGACCGCAGCCGACAGGCGACCTGTATTCGCGCGAAGATCAGCCACCAACGAACCGAGATGGCCTTCTTCAGCAGCGTCATCCAACCGGATGGCTTCTGCTACTCGATCGGCAATACCGTCGATGAGAACAACTGCACCGTCTACAGCACTACTCAGATTGGCGATTTCAGCTTCAAGATCAGCAACATTGTCTGCCATTTTAACGACCTTCCATAGAGTGAAGCTGCTGACTGCAAGCAGCAAGAGTGAGAGAGGCATAACCTAGTCCTTCCAGTGGACCCGCGCAGCATACCGTAAAACGGGCGCTAATGCAAGCCCTAAGCCTCATGATGAAAGCCTATGTATGGGTAGAAGCGGGCACGATCTGAGACATGATACAGATCAAAGACTGGGATGTCAGCGGCTTGAGCGACTCGTATAGCCTCGCCAGTTCCACCGCCAGCCTTCCCTTTGGGAGTCCAGCACACGACGAACTTAGACCACGAAGTGAGATCAGGTCCGAGAACGATAAGAACATTCCGAGTGTGCATCTTGCGAGCACCCTGTGAACAGTTGTGCCACGCTGGGTGATATCGCGCCGCGATCTCCTCGGCTTTTTCAAGAGCATCCTGGGTTATCTTGGTCCGGTTCCTCTTACCGTTGTACCCGTCCCAAGGAAGATACAGCTCGGGGGCATTGCGACCGACTGCACCTTCCTCGAACGCGCGATCAGCACCAAGGGCACCTCCTGATCGCAGGGTGTAGCCATTCTCGTCTAGCATCTTCGCGATGACTCTCATAAGACCTAGGGTATCCCCGGGAGTCTCACGAGAACCGATACCGGCGTAGGCGGTGTAGTCAATCACTGGTTCAAACATGTCTCACCTCACGAGATCACAAGTTGTTGCCGCCCGAGTAATAGCGGTATAGAGCCACCGATCGTGCGTGTCTCCCGGCCAGTCGTCGCAGACAATGATATGGGGCCACTCAGAACCCTGCGACTGGTGACACGTGATGGCGTACCCCCACCAGAATCTACCGAACTGCTCGTCTAGAAAGTTGGTCGCAGATCTGCCAGCGAAACCTTTGGTCCAGGCGTCAACTTTCTCAATCTTCCGACCATAGGGGTCGATGAGAGTCATTATGCAGACGGACCCATTACGCGTCAATTCACAGGACTCTACTGTGTATAGTTCACCGTTCATGATCCCTCGACCCTTGTCGTTGAATACGGCAACGATCTTCTCCCCAGGTTGAGGGTGAGCTGTCTTATGTCCCAGCTTGTTCCGTACGAAACTGCAAAGACGCTCGCGAACACGGTGAGTCCCGCAGATAATCTGGTTGGTTGTGGTCCACTGCTCGTCTGTCAGAGAGTTCTTCGGGTGGATGCGCAGACTCTCATTACGAGAGATCTCTTCACCCTTACGGAGTTTCTCGCCGGCCAGCGGGATACCGGCGCCGAGACCCTTCTGCCGTTCTATCTTTGTTAGTACGGTATCGGGGCGAAGATTGTGCCAGAATGGTTTAGCCTTCACTGGAGGAAGCTGGAAGGGGTCACCCACTAAGATCGTCGGAACGCCCATGCCAGTCACGTCACGTCCTTGGACCTCGTTGACCATTGAGGATTCGTCTACTAAGAACAGGCTGTACTTAGCAGCGAGTTCGTAACCTTCTTTCTTAATGACCTGAATGTCCTCTTTCATCAGGTCTATAATATTCTGTTTGTATTCCACCATTCGCTCTTTTCGAATCTGTTCAAAGAGCTTCTGGCGTTCGCCAGGATCGTCAGGTAGCGTGATGTTCTCGTACTGGAGGAGAGTTTCCCCTCGTCCCTTTACGAAGTCCTCGTAGCTTAGGATCTCGGTTTCGCCGTCGTAGTTCTCTTCAGCGTAGTAGGAGTACTCCTCCTTCAGATCCTGTCCGGATAAAACCACGAGTCCTTCGCCGAGTTCGGCAAAACTAAGACTCTCTTCCCAGACACGAAGACGCTCCCGCTGGGCGTTTATTTCTTCCGAGACCGTTACATAAATCAGCTTGTGCAGCGTAGAAGTGAACAGTCCGGTCTTATTGGCTAGAACCTTAGCCGCCCGATTAGTCGGGGCGCATAGAGCCACCCGAGCAAAAGGAATATCCAACCGAAGAATTAGAATCTTCAGTAGAGTTGTCTTTCCGGTTCCGGCGAAACCTTGTAGGATATAGGGCTTCTCATCCGCGAAACCTGAGTTGAACCAGCGAACACAGTCGTCAATCGCCGCCCGCTGTTGGTCGTTGAGAAGTTCGTAGGTAAGTTCAGCCACGTGTCACTTTCCTTTTCGCCTCGGGCGTGAGCATGTACATGCGAGAATCAAACGGACGAGTATTCGCCCGGATCCCCGACATGACTTCCCGTATGAGTTTTTCTGGGATTCTCATCTTGTGATGATAGTTCTTCATGAAGACGGCCAGTGTAGTCCCGTCTTTACGAAATTCTGTCCCGACGAAGTGATGTTCGTTGTTCAAGATCCAGTGCCAAGCTTCAACAGCGCGCTTGACCGTGTGTTGAGTGGGGCTATGAGTCTTCATGACACAGGCCAGACATACTCTAGATCGTCTTCTTCGGTCCAGCCGAACTTGCCGTAGTGCAGAGGGTCTTTCCTCAGAAGGTTGCTGCGATGAGAGGCGTGGAAGGCTTCGTCACCGAGCCAAGGCGGGTCCATGAAAAGACGTGAGTTATTGAGATCTAACATCTCCATTGTGTTCTTGTAGCCGCGAGCTTTCCATTCCAAGATCATGAGCGTGGCATACTCAGCTAAAGCTGCTTCGTAGCCACGCCACATCTTGGTCGCCGGGTGGTTGACCCAACCCTTCGGGGAAGTGTCCGCCAGGAGACAGAGCTCGCCGTCAGCTATCGCATACCCGAGAGCCGCTAGTATTTGCTTACACTCGATTCGTTGCTTACCCAGTCGGCGATAGTCTAAGACTCGAGCCGACTCTGTGAAACTAGCGTAGGGAAGGAAGGTCTGCATCAGACAAGGGCCTCTCGGTAGGTAAGGATCCAGGAGTCATACTGTTTAAGTACACTAGCAAACCCTAGTTCCGTAAGCAATTCTCTTGCCTGTCTCTCGTCGTACTTTCCAGCGTCTAGTTCTACGTCTAGTTCTCGTATCTGCGTCAAGTCTATCAGGGCTTTGTTACGAAGGAATTCTGGCGATCCGGCGTAGAACTGGTCTAGCCGGAGCTTCTTCTTTTCGTCGATCTTAGCCCCATTCCAGTAACCGACGATGACAGGTTCACCGATCCCAGAGATCTTGGGAATATTATCCACAGCATCACCGAGGGCACAGTGCCCGAGGAGATACTGCTGGGGTGAATCCCAGCCGGTCAACTGAGAGAAGTTGTCAACGTCTATGACGACCTTGGTATTCGTCCCTCCGGCGTTCCTGGACTTCTGGTATAGAGAAACCCCTGGACGAACCAACTGGAGCCAGTCTTTATCCCCTGAGACAAGCACCACACTTTCAAGAGTGTTCGCCAAGAAAGCACCTACGTCGTCGGCTTCATGACCATGAGCCATGATCTGATCTACGCCAAGATGGCGGATGAGTTGTTTGACCTGCTCGCGGTACGCCTTCAAAGAATCGCTGGTCGGCTTACGATCTTTCTTGTACTCGGGAAGGATGTCTAGTCGCTTCTGGAATCCCCCTTCCCAGCAGACAAAGATTCCCTTCGGCTTGAACTTCTTCACGGCCGAAGTCAGCTGCATGAGAAAGCTGTAGGTGTACCCATTCTGTAGAAGATGGGCCTGAGTGGAGATTGAACGGAACATGGACATTCCGTCAATAACGAGTGCTGGCTGGGTCATAGTATCGTACCTTCTATAAAGCTCGTCGATTAGCGTCCCGTACTGCCAAAGCCACCGGCACCCCGGCTAGTTTTAAGGAGGTCTGAGACCGCCTCAAACCGCACCTTGGGCGTTTCACGGAAGACGCCTTGGGCAATGCGCTGGCCCTTACTGATGGAAATAACTTCGGTGCCAAGATTGCCCATGATCACCTTCCATTCACCTCGGTAGTCGGAGTCAATGACGCCGGTGAGAACCACAGCATTCTTAAGAGCCATGCCACTGCGCGATTCAATACGGCAATGAATGTTGGTTGGGATTTCTGTTGCGAACCCGAGAGGGATAGCTACCGGAGCTCCCTGACGAATAGTGCAGTCAACCATCGACACTAGATCAAATCCGGCGGACTGTTCTGTACCTTTCTGTGGGATGACTGCATCTTCGTTTAGCGCCAGAAACTTGACAATATTTACTTCACTCATGGTACATATTCCTCCATACTGGCTTGACCCCAATTGTCACCGACACCAACGTCAACGACAACTGGGATATTCAATGGTAGTGCGTTCTCCATGATCTCTTTCACACGCGCAACCACCTTCGGGTCGCCAGTGCTAAGATCAACTTCATCGTGAACAGTACCGTGAGGGAGAATACCTTCGCGCCACATGTCACGCATCGCTAGCTTGGTCATGTCCGCTGCTGATCCCTGGATCAGACGATTCAACGCCTTATTCAAGAACATATACTTCCCATACTCATCTTTTGGGAAGCGGAATCTACGACCGAGAGTTGTCTTGATAAAGCCCTTCTTACGAACGGCACCCTGAGCTTTCATCGCCAGCTCTTTGATGAACGGGGCCTGCTCGTCAAACAGCATGAGAAGTTCCTGAGCCTCTGGTCCAGGCTTCATGAATTCTACCTCATCACCATTCGGCTTCTTCCAGATTGACATGGTGTATTCCATGCCCAGAGTGTAGGCCAGCTTCCCGCCGCCCATTCCGTAGGCGACACCCAGGTTGATCACCTTAGCAGGCTTGCGATACTTAGGGTCCAACCATGCTTCAACAGCGGTGGCGACCATCTGACGAGTTTCATCATGCAAGTCGGTCTTGGGATTTTCCCGGAACCGATCGGCCATCTGGGAGGCTTTGCGACACCCTGTGACTTCGGCAAAATGTACGATGAGACGTGGTTCTTGTGAGGAATAATCCATCACATAGAACTTCTCACCTTCTTCAGGAAGAACCAGCTTCCGGACCATGTAACCGAGATCAGGATCTTTCTCAGGCGAAGGGATCTGTTGGAAGTTCGGACCTGAAGAACTGAAGCGGCCAGAGACAGCACCCTTGGTCCCAGACTTCAGTTCGCGACCCAGAACACCCGACGCTTGGTCATCATCCTTACGAAGGGGATTGAAGTTGGGATAGATCCGGCCGTCTTCTTGCAGGTTCAGGAAGGCGTTCTCAAGGAACGTGGAACGAATATTGGAAGTCTTACGACCTCTCAAAATAGCCGTAGTGATCGGGTCACCGAGAGATCTCAGATAGTCAGCTGTGATACTAGGCTGCTTTGTTTTCTCAGTCAGGGCGTAGCCAATTCCCAGCTTGTCTAGGACTCGGGATATCTCGCCAGCATTATCCCAGCTACCGATGGTAATTCCGGTCTTGTCCTTGACATAGGCTCGGGCTTCTGCTTCTTGGGCTGTGAGATTCGCCTGCTCGAATTCCGCCTGCTGTACGTCAATGCGAACCCCACGCATACGCATGGCGATCAGCATGGGGATTAGGTCGCATTCCAGTCGATAGACATCCGTCAGCTCTTCGTTCTCAATCATCGGAGAGAAGTGGTCCCAGAGTTTACGGGTCAGGACAGCATCCTGCGTCGCATAGATTCCGACGATCTTGGGATTGACACGCATCAAGTGGGCCTTGATGTTGTCCTTCTTGGTGTTCTTGATCCCGAGACGTTTGGCTTCTTGTGCCAGAAGAGCCTCGTCCTTACCTTCGTTCAGGTAGTCCTTACCTAGTCGGTCAAGGGAGTAATTCATTCGGCTCTCATCAAGAAGAGGAGCCTGGAACATAATGTCGTCAATGGGACCCTTGATCTCGATCCCTTCAGCGTTCAGCCAGCCTACGTCGTATAGAGAGTTGGCGAAGATCTTCGGCTGACGTTCATCTTTCGTGAGTTGAAACTTGAGCCAGGACTTGACCTTGACGGGATCTTCGTTCCCTTCGGTATGACCAATTGGTACATAGCCGCCCTGAGGTGTGCTGTCGCTATGGTACGCAATTCCGATAATCTTTCCACCGTTAATCCCGGTGGTCCGATAAGGCCAGCCACTTCCTCGTTCTTTAAGTTTAGGGTCATGGTTTTCGGTATCAATCGTAATCGGGCCATGCAGTTCTGGGTAATCAAACGCCACGCTTGTTCTCCGGTCCGCAGACGACACTCTAGGAGCCGTCTCGTAATACTCACGTTACCACTTGCCCGGTCGTTGGACAATCTCTATTTGCTGGCGGAGTACTCGTCGATGAGGGCTTGGACTGACAGCTTCAGTTCTTCTAACTCGAAATGATCCCGCCACGTCAGAGCGAAGATCAGGATACGACTCTCGAGGAAGTTGTAGCTCTGCTCAACGCAGAACTGTTGCAGAACCTTCATGGGAACTCTACCGAACGGTGTATAGTCGATCGTGTCCACCGACTCAATCAGCTTATCCGCGAAGTGCATCATCTTCTCCACGTCCTGAAGACCGTTCTTCTTCCGGTGACGAAGATACTTGGTCAAGTGTCCCTCCAGATAAGGAACCTTGTATTTCGCCATGATATCCCAATGCTGGAGAGTCGTGCCCTTGTAGTGGTCACCACCGACTTGACGTTCATTCACCGATGACATTGTGGTCACTCCTTGATACTTGATGTTTGAGACTATTGAGTTCTTTCCAGAACTGGAAGGCTGGTTCATAAGTAGACTCATCTAGACCCCGGATACGCTCTAAAGCTTCGGTGGCCTTTGCGTGAGAACGATTGAAAGCTACTCTCATATACTGGTTCCCGAGATTGATCTCGCGAATAGCGCTGAAGCAGAACTCAACCCGATCACAAAACTCAATCATCTGCTTTTCCAAGAACGTCAGTTCCACCATAATCCTGACGATTTCCGGCGGAAGATGGAGTTCCATGTACTCCATTTCCATGCCGTCTAGCTTCGCAGCTAGGTCGGGATTTGCCCAGCGAACAGGTCCAGGAACATCTCCTGTGGCCTTTTCACCGAAGTCGTGATATTGGCACGCGATAATCAGCCGAGAGGAAGTTTTCGGCCAGATGCTGAGGAGAATGTGGACGACTCCCCAGCTATGCTCGGCGTTATTCTCCGCACGGATATTCATCATCGCGTGCTTGCGCACGACTTGGCCTGAGTACCAGCCTTTGAGGATGTCGGTCACTTGCCGAGCCTCCGGGCAAGACGACGATCCAACCACTCGATACAATTGATGCGAAGCGGCTTCGAGTTACAGTACTCCGCCATTTCCTGAGCCGACATGATACGATCCACGGCATCGACTTCAGTGTTCTTGAAGCACTTGTAGGCTCGCACCAATGGATTGACGACAGCGTGAAGATAGTCTCCCTTGGTAAGAGACTCGGTGTCATGCGTCAGCACGTAGTTACG